ATGTCATCATCCCAAATCTTCGTAGATTTTCGCCCAGCAGAAATTCACGACAACGCTTCCAGTACGACTATTGTCTTCTACGCCAAAAATCCTTCCACGGGTCTGCTTGAACGGCAGCGCATGAAGTTGAACCATATCCGCGACAAACGGGAACGGATAAAGTATGGCCGCTTGATGGTTCAGCAAATCAACAAGCAACTATATGAAGGGTGGAATCCCGTGATTGAAAAGTCGGGACTCTCGAAGGTGGTCACTGTGGCTGATGCAGTGAAGCTATACAAAAAGTCGTATGCCGGACTTCGCCCTGACAGCCTCAGAAGCTATGACAGCATGACCAAAGCCTTCCTCGAATTTTGCACCTTATATAATATAGCGGACAAACCCATCTATGAGTTTTGTAGGCAGTCGGCACAACGATATATGCTTTTCATTGAAAATCGTGGTGTGTCCGCCAAGACCTACAACAACTATATCCGTTTCATGGGTCAGGTCTTCAACTTCTGCGTGGATAAGGGATTGGCCAAGGAGAATCCCTTTTCCGCGATCAAGTTGAAGCGGGTGGACGAAAAAACGCGGACGGTCATTCCTCCCGAGGTGCGTGAGAAAGTGATGGACTACCTCCATCGTGAAGGCATGGACGGGTATTGGCTCATTTGCCTCCTCACCTACCATTGCCTTATCCGTCCGAAAGAACTGCTTATGCTGAAGGTGTCGTATGTCAGCATGAGGAACAATCTCATCACCATACCTGCCGAGGTGGCCAAAAATCATTGTGAGCGACAAATATCTATGCCGATGGAGATTGCAGTTTTGATGGCCGACCACATCAAAAGTGCATTGTCAAACCAATATCTTTTCTCCACTGGCTATAAGCCAGGCTTGAAACTGTTGACCACGCGCGACACGGGTCGCACATGGTCAAACATTCGCAAGGCATTGGGATTGCCTATGTGTTACAAGTATTACAGCCTGAAAGATACGGGCATCACGGAAATGCTTGAAGCTGGAGCACCTGCGAAGATGGTCCAGGAACTTGCCGACCACCACAGCCTGGAAATGACCCAAAAGTATGTCAGCAAGTCAAAGGCCGAGGTCATTCGCAAAAACTGTGCTGTCATTCATTTCTGACCGCGTTATTGGGATAGCAGTGAGTATGAGACGATACCGGCTTATGTGAGTCGAATATGTTTGAACGGATTAGCCCAACGGCTTTAGCCGGAACGCCCTCATTCTTCTAACCTTCCAAACATACTATCGTAATCCACATCATCCTTTTCTTTCCATCCTTCAACAATGCACTGCTGAATCCATCCTATACAACCAAGATAGAAGTCTGAAAATGTGTCCAGGTCTTCAAAATCATAGTAGATGGGATTGCCTTTTTCGTCCTCGCCAAGTTTGTACCTTGCGGGAAGGGAAGCACCGTTTGTTTGGAACGCCAAATCATAGGCCGCTTTGAAGTTGAATTGGTTCTCACTCGACAACCAAACTGGATTGTCCTTCCATACGAAGCCGGACAAAATCTTTTTGTCGGTCATTCCGTTGATAAGCGCCTCGACATCGGTCTTTGCCTCCAATCGGGTCGGTAGATGGTCGTATTCTTTACGCCAAACAAATACGGCCTTCTCGTTTTCTTCATCAACACCCTTGCCGTAAAACAGGGTGTAGTGGTTTTTCGCAATTCGGATAATCTTGCCGCTTTCAGCCTCCGAATCATAATACTTATAGAAGTCGTTTCTCATGTGAATTTGTATTTGGTTTTACCTCCTGCATAGATTTCGCTGCGTATGACGGTTTCAAACGGGAACGCATCAGGCATTTGAGAGAGGCTTTCCAAAATTGACTTCATCTCGTCCGAGTTCGTGAAGAATTTCCCAAATTCGCCAGTGGCTTTATCGCGGAATGAAATCAGATAGCGTTCGTCACCGTGGGCAGTCTTGACATTTCGCTCGAAGTCGTGGACTTCGATTTCTTTGTTGACGATGGCACCAAGCCGGACGATTTCGCCGGTGAATCTCTTTTTGCCATCCAATGGTGTGTATGACACACCGAGTTCCGAAAATTTCTTCATTTCTTTTTTAGTTAGTAGTTTCTTCATTAGGTGTCGGCAGTCGGCATGTTTCGCCATGCCGTAGAACGAGGCCACAAGTTCCTGCCTACGCTTGCGGCTCTTTACCCTGTGCAGCTTACGGGCAAAACTTTTCTTCACCCGCTTACGCATCATCGTGTGGGTTGGATAGATAACATAACCGAGGAAGTCAATCCCTTCGGTTATCGGATAGACACTGTCGTTTTTCTTTACCTCCTGACCGATTGACTTTACCAGCCTTTGAACAATGCCTTTGTACTCCCAAAGCAAAAGTTTCATGCCGCTAAGAATCAAGCCGTCATCACAGAAACGGTAGTAGTGCTTGACCTGGTATCTGTCCTTTAGGTAGTGGTCAAGGTGCGTTGACAAAAGGATATTCCCAAAGCCTTGTGATGAACGCAGTCCCATCGAGAGGCCGATGCCATCATCATAGAGTTCATCGAAAACGCTGTTGTCGAAGGCCGTCAAAAACTGGTCGAAGATGTCAAGCAGCCTTTTGTCCTTGAAAACCCTTTGAAGGGAATATCGGACAAAGTCGTGATGCACGGTGTCATAGAACTTCCTGATGTCGAACTTATAGGCATACATCGTTCCATGCGGGTCTTCTTGAATGTCGCGCTCGATGTAGGATTTCAAGTCGTGAAGGCCACGACCCTTGATGCTGCTTGCCGTTGTCCTGATGTAGCGTTTGCGAAGGTGGCGGTCAACTGGAATCATGATTGCAGCCACCTTGATTCGTGCTTTCATGGTGAAGATTTGCAAACGCCTTTCCTTTCCGGCTTCGACGATTACCGTTTCATGGCTTTTGCCAAGGTCGATGTGGCCGCTGCTTATTTCTGCGGCCACGCCGCTCAGGAACGATTCGCGGTTGGCAATGAGCCATCTGCCCTCACGCGATTGTTTGCGTTTTGTTCCGCGAACCACCGTGTCGAAGGCTTCTTGCAGATTACTCATCTGTATGGCTTCTTCTATGACATAGCCAATTCGTTTCATCGTTCCTGTTCCTTCAATGTCCCAAGCCCAAGGTCTTCGAGAATCAACCTACCAACCTTTGCTTGAATCCGTGGCTTCAGGTGTGCCACGCGTGATTTTCCAGCTTTCCGGCATCATGCCGCTGTTGCTGAGGCTCAGGCCCCTCGCTCTCTGCTATTCTCCAACTCGTGGAGATATGCCGTAGAAGCGATTCATTCTTGGGCTGATGCCCAACCCTTTCTATTGTTTGCAAGCCGCGACCCGTAATTCGTATTCGCATTCGATGATGCGTTGTTCGCATTCGCATAGGCGACGCCGCCATTGGCGTTACCGTTGTTGTTCGACCGACCGAGCACACGACCGTAAGAGCCTTCCGCCTTTGTGCCGCAAAATTACGGTTTTTTTCCCACCGCGCTTTGCGCTTTACGCTTTTTCGCTTTTTCGCTATTCTTCGCTTATCTCTATATCCCCCCTGAAGGCAAGCCGCGACCCGAAATACGGATTCGCATACGATGATGCGTGGCTCGCACTCGCACAGGCGACGCCGCCATGGGCGTAACCGTAGTTGCCCGACCGACCGAGCACACGATTAGTGGTGGTTGTGTAATAGTAGTAGTCGGCATATCTCGATGTAGATGTGCCATTGACCACAATCGGGACCAGGTCACAGTAACGGCCATGCCTCACTCGCTTGATGTAGCCTCCCGAAGAGGATGTAGCGACCATACAACCCTTCACATAGCGTTCCGTTCCCGTGATTGGGTCATATATCCACCACCTCCCGTTTGACGAACCTGCACTGGCCATGTGGTTTTTGTAGAAGGTGACATAACTCGTTATGTTCACTCCCACATTGTCGCACCATTCGTAAACACAAGCAAACCAGCTTTCGAGGCCGAGGCACTTGTTTCCGGTTGTTTGTGTCGGCGGTGTGCTGCCGTTACCGATGGAGTCAAGATAACCCGTCGTGGTCTGGTATGAGCCTTGTCCCATGGCCGCTTGTGAATTGAGCGTGCCGGTCAAGCAATAGAATAGCAGGGCAACGAACTTGGACATCTCATAGTCGATAAGCTGGTAGCCATTGCCGCGCCTGCGTGAAAGGTTCTGAATATCCTTCATCGAATACTTCAGGTTGGATGGCACCGATGCGTTGGTCGGGTCGCCGTTGGAATCGTAGGTCCAATCAGGTGAGGTGGAATTGTCGGCACTCACCGTGCCTCTCCTGACATTCTTACCCGTCAAGGAACGCAGTCGGTTGTTGTCGTCAATGCTTGCTTGGTAAAGTCCAACGAGACAGGCCTTGTGTTCCACCCAATCAGGTTCAACGGCTTCCACCTCGACACTGTCAACGGCGATCACTTCGCTCCGTTGGTCGCTGATGTTGGCGGCTCTTGTTGTAAAGATGAATCGTTTCGCTCCTTCAGGAACTGAGGTGAAAATGTAGTCACATTCGGTGACTTGGAAGTCGAAATCATTGTTCGCAATGGCCATGTTGTCCCTGGCAATGATTACACCCGATGAATCAACGAAACACCAACCGTAGGTCACATCGTTGATGCCTGGCCACCTGACTTGCTTCATGCCTTCGACATCTATCTGATAGACATTATACATGGCGGCATCATCTGAGGTGTCAATTACGCCTGGGCTGTCAAGGGTGCTTACACCTTCAGTAATGTTGGTCACATTCACACCGGCTGACAACATCAAGCGCACGGCGGCTTCGGTTTCGGCATTGTTCAATGCCATCCTTACGCAGCGGGTCGCGCTTGATACGGGTGGGATGCTGTGGCCTTGGCCGTCTGTGCCGTTTTCAATGCTGCTGAAAATGATGTACTTTTTCTGATGGATGAAGTCATTGACTCCCTTGTACCAACAATGCGGCAATAGCATCATGGCATCGTTGCCGGTGTTCAGATTGTCGGAATAGCTGTATTCCGACCCGTCGGCAAGCTGCTTGTAGTTGCTGTCACTGATTCGCACACCTTCCCATTTGCCTTGACTGTTTACTTTGCCCCAAAGTGGCTTCATCCTCTCTCGTATCAAAACGGCGTGTCCGCTTGCCTCATAGCCGTCACCAGTCGTGTCGTTGGCCATGGAGCCGTTTTCCATGTTCTTGACACAAGCGGATGTCAGTACACCATCGTATGCCAGCGTGTCGTTTATCTCATAGACGGAATATTGGCACTCGGTGATGTCAAGATAGATAAACGCCGCCCTCAGTTCGGCAAGTTTGGCAGCGGTCACCACTTTCGATAGTGTGACACTTCCGACCAATGCAGGGTTGGCAATCGTGTTTCCGTTGGCATCATAACCGCCCATCGAAGCAAGGTCTTCAAGCCAATCGGGGTCAATCAGTCCGGTAATCCCTTCCACCCTGACATTCGCCACATTGGGGCAACTGCTAAGAAGCGACTGCCAGTCCAAATGCGGGCAGGCCGCGAAGTTGAAGCCCGTGATGTTGGCCGTGCCTTGCAAGGTAAGACCCGAAGCGGCAAGTTCAGGCAGGTAGCGCAGCTTCAACAGTGTGAGGGTGGACGGCAAAGTCAGCACCGTCACGGGTGCTCCTTCGGGCAGATTGATGGTTGTAAGAAGGGTGCCCCCTGCAAGCAATGTCCCAAGTCGGCTCTGTTTCGACACATCGAAAACGCCCGCCGTTCCAGTGTGGATTGAGGTTTGCCCGGTGATGTCTATGTACTGCAACTTTGATATGTCGCCAAGGAGCAACGGAGCGTTGGCCGCTCCGTTGGTGGCGGGCATCACCAGTTTCGTCAGCATGGTGCATAGGGAAAGGTTGACCGTGCCGTTCAGTTGGCTTCCCATGTTGGTGAAGTCGATTTCCTTGATGCAGCTCGCACCTCCAAGCATAAGCGGGTCGTTTGTGGCCAATGTCTGACTGAATATCAATTCAAGGGTTTCATTGGCATTGACCTGGGTAGGACCTTGCAGCCAAAGGCCGTTCAACTTGTAGCCGAAGAAATAGAGGTCGCCGCTTCGCAAAGTCAATGATGACTGCGGGTCACTTGAATTGCGTACTACGGTGAATGTAATCACATCACCGTTGTATTGTCCGACTGCATAGCGGGCATCAAGAAGCCTTGAACGGTCTTTCAGGAACGATGTGATGTGTGCCTTTCGGCTACCTGTCAGCGTATAGACATAGTTCATCGTGTCGATGGTGTCAACATACTTCAGCTTTCCCGATTTGTTGTATTGGCGCTCACTCCAGTTGCCAATCATCTTTCCGATAAACTCATCGAGCATGGCTTGTGTCGTCAGTTGGTTGCGAAGGGTGGCGGCACAAGCCCTGATTTCTTCCTCGAAGTTGGCCAGCACCAGGCACCACAGCCATGAGCTGTGACCCTCGAAGGCATACTTCGAGCGTTCCGTGTCGTAACTGTCACGGGTGATGTTGTATAGGTACACAATAAATGCGTCATTGCGGATTGCCTCCCAAGTGTCGCCGTCATAGAATGTAGCGTACCAAATCATCTTATTCCAGCACCGCCAAATGATGTTCTTTGCCAACTGGTCTTTGCCTGCAAAATAGTCAATGATAAGGTAGTAGGTAAGCAGGTGGTCTCTGTCAAAGTATTGGCTCAACTCGTTCTTGAACTTCGGGCACACCCATTTAGATTTGCCGCTCCATCCCGAAGATGTACCGTAGTCGGGATTTTCAAGTGTCATGGTCCCGGCTTGTACGCCCACCGTTTGGCACATGCAGTCGTAAATCCATCCGAGCCACCTTTTAAGGTCTGTCTTTGCCCCGTCCCAATCGGCAAAGTCACCTGTGCCGATGGTTTCCCATGTCGCGTCTTCAGGGAAGTTGAATTCAAAGCCTTTGTCGAACACTTCAGCAAGTTGGTTTTCCAATGCCGCGCTGTTGGCACTCCCTGCGGGATGGAAAAGAGTCATGGGCGAATTGTTGTCGAGGGCTTCCAGCGCGATTGAGTAGGGATTGAGAACGGGGTCGCCGCTGAACCCCGACACGCCTTCCATGCCGAAAATCTTTCCCGACTTGGATTTCTCGTTGTTCAGAACGAACTGGCCGCAATAGGTCAGGGTTCCATTCTCGCTTGTACCGGCGAAGATGTCGCATGGCAGACCGTCCACGGACTGACGGACTGTTATATTTTGGCCATGGTCAAGCTGATATTGTTGGGGCGGGGTCAGCAGACCGAGGGCACGCATGGTGTAGTCGAACAAGTGGGCGCCGCCCGTGTTGCCAGCCAAAGACGAATCCACGAAGTCCGTCTTTGCGCAAAGCACGGCTTGTGCAATGGATTTGTCCGCGCCTCGTAAGGGGTAGTTACATCCACACCGCCAATCCAAAGTTCGCGTGTGCCGTCTTGTGCTGTGGTCAGGTAGATACGGAGATTCTTGTAAGGGTACTTCACGGATGATGTTCCCTGGATCCTCATCCTGACATTCCGGGCCTCGAAGCCTTCACCGATGGGATTGCCATCTTCATCCAAAGGCGGCTCCCACCTGACAAGGTCGGCTTTGAAGTTCTGTTTCTTGTCGACACAACTGAACATGTCGGTCAATCCCATCCCGCTGTCTCCACTGCGTATCACCGTGAGCGTTCCTTTGCGTTTGGCAATGAGCGTGTCATGGTTGATGGCTATGTTGCCGTCGGCATCGACCGTGTTGTTGGCATCGCCCACGGCGTTTCTCTCATACATCGCCTTGATTTCAGCCGCCGAATGTTGGTTGATGATGGTGTTGAGTAGCACTTCGTCTGAAATCAGCGGGAAACGGTAGTAGTACAATCCACGCACCCTTACATCTGCCTTGTCGCTGTCAACGATGATGGATTGAGGGACAATCTGCCTCAATGCACCTGAATAGCGGTTGGCACGGCTCAGTTCGCCATTGATGTAGAGGAAGCCAAGGCCATAGCCGCCGCTTGATGGATAGGCAATGAAGAATATGTCCATCCATTCGTCAATGGCGATGTTCATTTCGGTGCCGAAGGGTCGTGTGATAATCAGCGGTACTTTGTGTTCCTCGTCCACGATGTTGCCCTCGTAGTCTATGTAGTTGCCGTTTTCATCCACGAGGTCTTCGGCTGTGGTAATGCGTTCTGTGCCGCCAAACAGCAGCGCAGCCTTTTCCGTGGTCACCTGTATTCCCATCGGATAGCCTTCGCCCTCGTTGTCGTAGAGGCATCTCACCACCGTTGCACCGCGTTCCATGACCTGGCTGACCTTGACTTTCATCCCAAAGGCGAAGCCTGCAAGCTGGATGCTGTAGTCGCCATCAATGACAAAAGGCTTGATGTCGAAATTGGCCGTTGCGCCATTGGTCAGCAGCATGGAGGTAACACCTTGTGAATCGGTGTTCCATCCGTTGGTGTTCCAGTTCACGCCATTGAAGGTGGTAATGCCGCCCCAATCGTCGGGATGGGCTTCATTGTTGGAACGCCCGTTGGCTGACAGTTTCAGCAAGTATCCAGGCACATCTTGGTTGGGTATTCCCGAAACCTCTTGTACGCTGACGGAAAAGTCCATGACGGTAGTGCCGACCGCTATTGACATGGTATGGCTTCCCGAAGTGTCAAAACGCTGGGAGAGGCTTTGCAACGATCTGTCCACCGACAACACCTGTGCCGGTGTTTCTGCGCCGTCAACATAGACGCGCACCTCCGACATCAGCGTTGCAGACTGCCACGCCGCGAAGTTGATGGTGACACTTCCGAATTGTTCAACGGTCAACGGCAATGCGTAACTGCCATAGTTCTGCGCCATGTCTTCTATTTCCTCGATGTCGGCCACTGCCACCGCAAGGCGCAAACCCAGATAGTCATCGGTGCCACCCGCTTTCAGGAAATCGACAATAACGGCATCGCTCAAAAGGCCGTTGTTTTCGGCTATCATCTGCACATTGTGCCTTCCGGCAACAAGGTCTGAGGATTGCAGGGTGACGAAGTTTCTCCCTGTGCCGCTGATGGTGCTTGTGATTGGCTCGCCGCCATCAATGAAGACCCTCAATGTCGTTCCGTTAGGGACGGTGTATGAATATGGGATTGAAATGGTCTGCCCGTCTGTGATGCCGTTGCTGATGGCCAGTTGGGTCGCGGGGTTGAAGTCGGTCGAAAGGCGCATTTCCACGATGGTCACGACCTCGCCTCCCCTTGCCTCTGCCAACTCGCCATCGATGATGACCGTGGCCACTACTGTGATGGTGACAAGTCCCGTCACATTCGGATTGGAAAACCTCACATTGTAAGGCTGGTGTTCCACCACGCCGCCGTTGACCGTGTCACTATATATTAAGGTGTTGCCAGCCTTCACCTCAATCGTGACATTGGAAGGTGTCGGCCTGATGCCTCCTTGTTGTTCCTCACCGTCAATCCTATGGATGAAGTCGTAAACCCAATCGAAGTCGATGGTGTCGCCTTTCTTGATGGTGCTGGCAGTGTTGAGTGACACGCTGATGCGGGGTATCTTTTCCTCACCGCCCACATTGGCCAAGACTTCAATCGTTACGGGATGCTCGTGTTCGTGGTCATTCGCTTTGTAGAAATGGATTGGCTTCTTGTTCGTGGCGGGATTTATCGCGCCTTCCTCCACATCACCGATTGCCACGCCGCCAAGCGTTTCAATATCGGTTGCATTGTCTTCAATGGCGGCTTCATGTTCTTGGAATATCTTTTTCTCAAAGCGTTCCACCTCTCCACGGTTCATGCCCCACTCCTGGCCTGGTGGAACTGTCGCGCCATACTTCTCTATGGCCTCATCGGTGTTGTTTATGCCACCCCAATCATCGTCAAGGGATTGCAAATGTCCCTCACCTGGTATAGTTACTTTCTTTGCCATATACTAAATGTTTTATTCGTTACCATGCTTCGCTTCGGAACCATCCTTCTGAACGGAACCAGGCATCATTGCTCCAGCCGACATCCACTTCGGGCAGTTCGGGCCCGACATAGATGAAGAAAGTGTCGGGGTCGGAAAACTCCATACCGAAATCGTAAGCGGTTTGTTCCTCCGCTGACTCCTCCACGATGTCGCCGACTATCAGGTGTATTTCGGATTCGTCATCGGCAACGGCTTCCACAATGATGTCGAAACCTCCCTCAACCGAAACACCCATTTCAAGGCCATCGTCAATCTCTATTCCGCCCTCTTCCCAGGTTCCTATCTCGATGCAGTCATTCATGATCCAAATGCTCGTTCATGAAGCTCTGTATCACCTCCAGCACTACTGGCTCGCTGCAATGATGCACAACGCTTGCATCACGGCTGTAGATGACCATTTCGACTATGATGTTGCCTTCAAGTGTCTTTGACAACTCATGGCTGATTTCCCATCGGTAGATGCCCGTTTCAGGATTCTTGATGTCGCCGTTTTGGTATGAGAATACCGTAACGGCATCGCTACCCTCATTGCGCAGTCCAATCATGTAGTCGTAGCCTTCGGGCAAATCAGCCACCACGCCGTTTGACTTGTGTGTGTATGTGATTGGGAATGTGTCTCCCGCTACTACTTTCTTCTTAATCATGATATTATTCCTCTATTTGTTCCTGAAATTCAGTGTCTTGTTCACCTCGTCTTGGTTTCTTTCCCTTGCCGCCAACCTCGATAGATGTGTTGCCTCGTTGGAATCGAGCGGTTGCGCCCGCTGCAATGTATTCAGGCAATTTGGATAGGAATGTCAGCAATGCCGCTGCACCCGTTATTTCAGCAATGAAGGCCAATATGCTCCTATCAATTACCGCCGTAGGCGGGATGATGAAGGCGGCAATGCCTAATCCAATGCTCACTATCATCGCAAGGTGAACATACCAATCAACTGCTTTGAGAATCTTTGCCATATCGATTGAATTTTGTGCAAACTTACATTCGTGCTTTTCCTATATAGTGACAAAATCAATCCACGACTATTTTGTCATCGTAGTCAATATCTTCAGCCGAATCCGCAGCACTTTGGCTGAAACTATTGGCACGGCTTGAAGTTCCGACGGCATTGCCTCGGTTGGCGTTACGATATGTGAAAGTGAACTGCACCAGTTGTTTATCATCGGATGCTTCCATTTCAGCCGATGAAATGACAATTTCCTTGTAGGTTTCCTTTTCAGAATCGTATATCCAATGGCCTAACTTCGAGGAAACGAAATCCCACAGCCATTCGCGCAGCTTCCATGGGAACCATCCCGACTGTTGTTGCCACTGACGGTAGTCGTCGCTGTCGTCCAACTGGATGACAAGCGACTGACGGCGACCTACATTGTGAGTCACTTGGGGCTGCAATGTATTGGCACCGTCACAACAAATGGTGTCAATGCCTCCCAAGGCGTTCACCCAAAGGAAATAATGCTCATGTCCCGATTTGTGCGAGTAGATGTAGCGTTGGCTCATAATATCCGACTTGGTGTCGTTGGCTACTATGTCAATATAATAGTTGCATGATCCTGGACGGAGTTGCCACAAGTCTTCCCAAAAGAATCGATATGTGTTGATGCCTGTGTAGGTCGGCGGACCAAGCATCACATCTTCGTGGCCACCTGCTGTGGGATAGAATCGCGCGTAAAGTTGCAGTTCTGATACTGGCCCAACGCCTCGCAAGGTAAGGTGTTCGGGCATCCCTTTGGTCACGGTCTTATCCTTCGGTTGAAGGGTAAGGAAATGTGACTGCATATACACATGAGGGGAGTCATCCACCTCTGCCTTGGAAAGCATCACTTCGTAATATTCTGCCGAAACCACTGCCGAAGTAAGACCTGTAATGACAAAACCGAATCCCTTATATACATTCTGTTGTAAGAATATGTCGGCATTAGGCAAAGCGGTTGCCAAATGGCTCCTAATGATGTCTGCCAGGTTAAATCTCACTTCGTGGGAAAGGTCAGGGATATAAGTGGCGGTAAAGATTTTGGTCGTATAAGTGGTGTCGGAATAAACTTCGACTTGAATGTTCTCGTCCACGCTGGTAAGGATGAAATCAGGAATGTTTTCCAAATGTACGCTGTGTTCGTAGCTAATTGGTACTGTGTATGCCATAATGATTCGTTTTAATAGGCTTCTGAAGTAAAGTATATATTAATGTTATTGCCAGTATAGGAAAAATCATAGGTGTAGGATTGCGCTTGCGGCGAACCGACAACCGGTGTGTAGATATGGGTGCAAATGATTTTTCCTTTCACCGTCACAGTGACTGGAACACTCAAACTCAATCCGGCTTCTGTTGGCGGGCCAAGGAATATTTGCGCATTATTTCCGCTTACGATGACCTCAACGGTTTCGGGCGGGATTCTGTTTCCTGTCCAATATAGGTCATGTGAATCGCCTGATACTTCATTCCAATTCTCATCGTAGTATTTCGGCACGGTCAGACATTGTGCTTTGAAGGCAACGAGGTCTTTATTATTCATCACCCAACGGAATCGACTCACAGCACCAGGCGAAATATAAGAATCAGTCACATCATAGACTTGCCGAATAACCACGAACTCCGAATTGCCGTTGCTGGCCTTTGCTCCCACATTCATCGACGACTTTACAGGCAATACTTTTTGGTTGCGGCAAGTCTTAGGATAGGCCATATCAAGCGTGAGGAAAGTGGGGGTGTCGTAATTGACACGCATGGTGGCCGTCTTTTTCCCATTTAGCAAGATGTTGTTATATTGGCTCCAAAAGTAGCTGTAAAGCTGCTCGGGTGTGCTTCCCATGGCCAATACGGAACCGCTGACACCTTGGTCTGTTAGTGGAATAAAGTTCTGTGTAGTTCCACACCTTTTGAACCCTGAATGGTGTTCGCCGTCCTGCCATTCAAGCACCACAATAAGTTCCTGCTTCCCGTTGGCTTTTATTCCTTCGTAGGTGCTATGGTTATGGATATGGTCGCCGATGATTGGCATTAAATGTGCCGCTGCATCGCAATACATCGCCGGCATCACATCACATGGGTTAAAAGCTTCGCTATTGTCGGCGTTCTCACGGTCATAGGCAAAATAGTTGGTGCCAATTTCAACCATAACAATATCGCCAGTATTCACATCGCGTTGCAATTCATAGTACATTCCCGTGGCTCTGCGCATGACCAGGCAATCTTCATACGCGGGATTATTGTTGTTCTTGATGCTCCAATACTCTGATTCCACCAACTCAGCCCAACTGCCGTACTTGTCCTTCAGTGCTTTCTTCGATGCGGCGGCTGGCTGTGCGCCCTCGCCTACTGTGGGCGTGACAACGATGCGTGACGGTTGCTCGTAGCGCATCGTGATACCGCTAATCAGCATGTCCGTGATGTCCATATCCGTCCCGTTCCCTATGTCGCTCCCAAGCAATTCAGAAAACGGCCACACATTGACAGTCATCGTATTGCTATCCACAACGACTTGTGTCATAAAACGGTCGAGCAACCAGTTAAGGAAATCGCTTACGGTCATGTCGGGCACCATGTCGGCGTAAATGAGTTTTCCGTTGATGATGGTATCGACACAATTATTCAGGACCACAAACTTATTAGGCAGCGATTCAAAACAATTGTATGTCACGGTGTAACCCATTTGCTCAAACATGATTGAAATCATCCTATGCAGATAGATGAAAGGTGTGCAGGCATATCCTTCAGGAACATAAAGCAACACCCCACCTTCGTAATAGATTCGCTGCTGATAAACCAAAGAACTTCCTACGGCATAATTGATGGGGCAATGACCTCCACTAAAACCATCTTCCTTTTGTCCAAACACGGGGAAACAGGTGTAGTCTCCAGGCGATATTGTTCCGTTGTATATGGATTCGAGATGATTTCCCCATTGACGGGCTTCGCTGTAGGTATCATCCACAAGGTCTGCGAAAAGGTCTTTTAGGGATTTGTCCTTATATTCCCTATAGAGGCCACCGTTACGGAAAGCGAACGCCGCATCGATGCCATCTTCCATTGAAATGGTGTCGATGATCAGCGTGCCTTTGACCGTAACGGCTCCAATGGTCAACCATGCTTCATCATTGGCCAAGCCGTTGCTTTTCGCATCAATGCGCTCTATGTGGCCAAGCAGTTGAAGGTTATGCGGCGATGAAGGTAGCGTAACGGGTACACTCGTATCGCCTTCATCGGTGAAGAATGGATTGGTTCGCTCCAAGTTAAGGGCAAAGCCGTCAGGCAGGTCAAAAGTGCCGTTTCTGTTGTAGAGTCTCATCGTTTCGTTGCGTTTTTGAAGCGTTTGCGTTGTGTTTCAAAAGACTGGCGTTGGTCGTACACCTCATAGGCTTGCACACCTTCGTCCATCAAACGGTTGAGTGTATCGGTATTGGCCGATGTGTTGGCATCAAGTCTGTCAATGACTGCAAGCAGTTTTTGACCAGTTTCTTCGCTCATGCCGATTGCGGTGGTTCCGCTGCCTGTAAAGCCTCCTTCTGAAAAACCGTTTTTGCGGCCATGACTTGAAAAGCCCATTTTGCGGTATTTCTCCAAGTTGGCGAACAAAACGGGGTTGCGTCTGACCATCGGCGCGGGTGCAACCCATTCGTTGGCGTGGACGATACCAGCGGGTTTATTGTCGTCTACTGCCTTTTCAGTAAAACCACCACCGCTATAACCGGTTGGAGTGACTAATGTCGGTGAGGTTCCGCCTGATGATGCGGAAGTGCTGACCGTGGTAGCCTTGATTGCATTGCGCTGGGCAATAATGGTCGCCACTTCAGCAGCGGTTGTGGCTGCAATGAGGGCGGCAAGGGCAATGCCAAGATAAGGGCCACCCTCGGCGTATGCCTTGATAGCAGCCACAGCACCGGCAGCAATGGTCTTGGCAATGTTGATGGCCATCTCCGTGTCGGCGTACTTCTTTTTCAGTTCAAGTTGCTTCCGTTCATACTCGGCCTCAATCTCCTCGCGTTTCTCGGCGTTGTCGCCAGCGGCTGTGAGTTGTTCCTGGTATTCCGCCTCCAACTTCTGCGTTTCGTATTCTTTCAGTTGTGTGACGAAGCCGGATGCTTCAGCCATTATGTTGTTGACCTGGTCGGAATACTTCTGAACATTGGCCAATTTCTCCTTCAGGTCTTCATCTGCATATTTCTTGCGAAGCTGCTTTACCGCCTCCTCATATTGCTGCTCCGAAAGGAGCATGGCTTTGTGAAGCACATCGAGCCGTTTCAGTTGGGCTTGCATTTCGGCATCACGGGCTGCTGATGGCGATCGCAAGCCTTCAACGACTTTCTTCGCTTCCTCTTTCAGCTTGGCCATTTCCTCGTTGGCCGCCTTTTGAGCCTCTATTTGGGCATCAAAGATGGCTTGCAAGATGTCGGTTTCATCCTGACCAGCATCGGCGGCAAGCTGCAGTTTCTCCTGAAGGTAGCGCATCTTCAGTTCAAGCATCTTCGCCTGGTACTCCTTCTCGGTGATTTCCTGCTTGGAAAGTGACATGGCCAAGGCGTTTTCTTCATCCTTTTGGCGGGCTTCGAGTTCCTTGAGTGCTTTGCCGTAGTCTTCCTTGCGGTTCTTTATCTGCTCACTGATGATGGCTGCATCGATTGCGGTGATGTCCTTATGGTTGTCTTCGGCAAGCTGCCTTTTTTCCATAAGGTATTTCATGGTAATGTCGCGCAAAGCCTTCTCATGTTGCTCGGTAGTAATCTCTTTATCGAAATACTGCTGGTTGATACTGTTTTGCTCGGCACGCTGGGCTTGTTCCAATTGTTTCACTTGTTCCTGATAGCGTTTGTCGGCGGCATTGGCATCAGCTTTAATCAGTTTGTCATACCTGGCTTTGAGGGATTTCGATTCTTCCTCCGAAAGAGAGGTGTAGCCCTTATCCACCATCTCTTTCTCTTTTTTGGTGAGTTTGTCGTAGCGGTCTTCCAAGTAGTCGAATTGGGTTTGTGTCAGGATGGTGTTGGCCGTCTGCAAAGCATCTTCCGTGGCATCAACAATGGCGTTGGCATTGTCGGCAGCGGCCTCTTCAATAACCCCCGCTATTTCACCATATTTGGCAACGGCCTCTTCCTGTTTCTTGTTCAATTCTTTCAATTCATCTTCAATCTTTTGCCTGGCCTCGACAGCTGCGTGATATTCTATGTACTCATCGCTATCTGTAATCAAATCGCCTTCCACTTCAAATCGGTCACCATTCTCATAATTGACCGTCGCCACAGCTTCGCGCCGTTTTGCTTCCTCCAAGCGGTCTTCGGCTTGCATAATCTGTGCTTCCCTTTGTTCGATGTCTTCCCTTCGTACCCTGACACGGGCGGCTTTCTTCAGGGCATCAACATATTGAATCAAGGCATCCCGATTGTCGTTGATGAGTCGGCCTTCCTCGGTCAAGTCGGCGTGGTAGCCTGGTACGATTTTCTTCAACTCCTCAAGTGCCTTGCGACGGCTTTCAAGTGATACATTATTACTATCAATGATGCGGGTCAGGGTGCTTACTTTGGTAGCTTCCTCACTATAGGCTTCTGTGGCTTTCTCCTCCAGCTTTTGTTCCCACTGTGCGGCCTCCGCTGCTTCACGATGTTTTTGTGCAAGCCTCTGAAGCCAAATTACTAATCCTGAAACGGCAGCGATAACGATTCCAAACACTGAAGCTTTCATTGCCGTATTCATCATTCGCCATGCAGCGGTGGCACGGGTAACATTACCAGTAAGCAATGCTTGTGCAGCGGCAAGTGCCAACGAGCCAGCCCGAAGTGTGGCATTCAAAGTGGCCACTGCTTTTTGCCAAATGAGTTTTGCTTTTAATGCAGCCGTCAGCAAGGCTATCACAATCAACACCGATTTTATCTCCTTCCCATACGAGGCAAGTGCCTTTACAAGGTATGTCGTAGCCTTGGTGGATTTAAGCAAAATGGGATTGAGTGACTGACCAAGGGCAATGCTTGCATTGTGGAACTCCTTGCGGGCCTTTTCGAGTTGTGCCTGAAGGTTGTTGTTTTTTACGGCATATTCCTCGGTAACGGATGTGCCTTTGGCAAATTCAGCGTTGGCCAATGCTTGTGCTTCGGCAACGGCATCGAAGTTTTTCGTCATTGAGGCCAAGACCGTCACGGCACGGGCACCATCCAAGCCCATTTGGTCAAACATGGGAACCAATGCGGCAAAGCCATCCTTGTCATTCATGGCCTTCATTACAGTGGTGATGGCTTCGTTGGCATTGGTCTTCAGCAGTTCCGAAAACTCCTCCACTTCCATTCCGGCATATTCCGCGAAGGTGGCGGTGTCTTCATACATCTTCATCAAGAACTTCTGAAATGCGGTGCTGGCCATCTCCACTTTCATTGCCGACTGGTCAAGACCCGATGCAAACCCAAGAATGTCCTGGACGGACAAACCCGCCATTGCGCCCACACCGGCTAATCTTTGGGTGAAGTCCACCAAATAGGCTTCACTGGCGGTGGATGCCTGGCCAAGTGCATTGACCGCTGAAGCAATGGACAGCAAGGATTTCTCAATTCCCATCTCTTTGGTAAGGCCAAAAACATCGGCAATCTTGCCAAGGTTCTTGATGGCACCATCTCCAAGATCTTCGCCAAGGGCAACTTGAATTTGGTCAGCGGCACGGACAAATCCCAAGATGTTTTCCTTGCCGCTGATGCCCAACTTTCCTGCATCGCGGGCCAACAATAGAAGCTGCTCACGGCTGGTGCGGGTGTCAATCTGCATCAAAGCCTTATCCAATTCTTCAACCTCGTCATGCAAAAGGCCGGTGGTCTTCATCACATCTGCGTAAATGTCATCCAATTCAGCGGCATCTTCAGCACACTGCCTGAACTTCATGGAAAGGCCAGTGACGACACGCACAAGTGTATCAAACATGCTCCAATACCTGTTGAATCCCGAGGCGATTCCCCTTAGTATTGAAACGGACTTGTTTGTCTCTTCTGCGGCTTTTTTGGTTTTCTTGACGGCCTTGTCCGTTTCAACCGACACGCCTTTCCATGCTTCCTTCAAGTCATTGAGGCGGGTTCGCACCATCTTCAGGTCGTGGGTGGCGGCAATGTATTCCTCCGTGCCTGGCTTCAACCTCTTCACTTGTGCTTCCAACTCTTTGGATGCTTTGTAGAGCGCATTGAAAGAAGAAGTATTGAGGTTGGATAGCGTGTCCCGGAAAGTCTTCAGCTTTTCATTCACGCTCTTCTGCTCTCTCTCGTAGTCTTTAAGGTTTTGCTCAAGTTTCTTTATTCCTGCATGGTCGCGCTGGTCATCGGCGACACTCATCATTTCTTCAAGCTTTGCCTTGTCTGCCTCGATAAGTTCACCGAGTTCGTTAAGCCTTTTTCGGGCGGGTTCCATGTTCATGGTTATGGTCGCACTCGCTTCCTCTGTTATTCTTGCCATAGTTCTCAAAAGTTAAAGTTGAAATCGTTTTTCTCAAAAGCCATCATTTCCTCCACCGCCTTTTGCCCAAGTTCCTCCGCTATCATGTGTAGCAGCTTGCGGAATTGGTTGTACCAAATCTTGTTGTACCAATGTTTCGGTCGGCGGTGAGGTCCTTTCTTGCTGAGGAAGTCAAGGTTGCCGCCGTTGCCACGGTCATAGCCACGGCCAACACCGGCATCCACATACCATCCATAGAAGTGGAAAGTATAGACAATCTTCTGAAGGTCGCCGTTGGCATCAAGATAGACATGATGGGCAAACGAACGGTATAATTCGCCAGTTCCGCGAATTTTCACCTTCTTCATTTGCTCCTTCCATCGTTCAATGGTGTATTGGGCAAACTTTTCGTAGTCAATTTCTTGGGCCATAACTCAAATCCTCATTTGCACGGAAATTGACAAAGACCTCGAAACCGACATAATCACCGGCTTCACGGGCATAGCCGTTGATTTCGTTGTTTTCAAACCAACCTTTCATCTGTTTATCCTCGTAGTGTTCGATTAGGATGGAATACAGCCTTTTGAATCGGGCCAAACAGCGGTCGCTCACCTCCTGTGGGTCTTCCGTTTCGGCCACTTTCTCCATGATCCAAATGCTTTGGGTGGTTTCATGGAAGCCGCCGTCGTTGTGCAGGCTCAGGGTGTGCCGTTCGGCGTGCTCCAACAAGATGCACAAGGGGAGATTCTTGTTTTGGATGATTTGGATGGCTCCGTCCATGCCAGCACGGGCTTCAAGGATGTAATCTTTTCGGTCGATGCCGTCAATATCGGGACGGCCATTGACGAAAAGGATGGATTTCAGGTAATTCAGACTCAGCATAATGGTATATTTTGGGCAAAAGTAACCCTACTGAAATCCATAGTAGTGACAAAAAATCCCCACCGACATCGCCGATGGGGATTGTATCATTGGCTCCAAGGCGGGCCGCTCGGACCGCCTCCGTCTTCTTTTCCCAGCAATACCCTGGCAAGTACGAAGACGACAAAGATAATGCCTATGATTGTTTCGACCATTATAGTCTTCCTTCCTTGTGTTTTGGATGCAAAGATAGTCAATTTCCTGAATCTTGCATCTCATTCATGGCCTTTTGAAAATGTTGCTCAAGGTCTGTCAGTTGAAATTTGACATCAGTTGCTTCAGCTTTTTCTGAAAGGTCGGCCAGTTCAGCGGCCATTTCGCAAAGGCGTGTGATGATTTCCGTGCGTGTCATGCTGCCCTCCTTTCTTCGACTTCAGCCGAACATTTGAGGTTGTTGCGAAGTTTTTTCGAGGTTTCGTCCATGTAGCCGCCAAGGTAAGCGCCTACGGTTAACAGGGCTGTGCCGATGGCTGCCATAATGAGGTTGTCGCCCATGGTGACGGCCACCATCACACCGATGATTGCCACGATGCCCCAAGCGGGCTTTGTCTGTGCCGTCTCTCCGGCTGTCATTTTTGCGTTTTGCATAACTCTTTAGCATTTAAGTTTGGGCAACAAAAGAGCGGTCGCCGTTTCGCTGCTAAAGAGATGACTTCCACCCGAAGGGGCTTTTTCTCACGAAAGGCGACCGCTATGGTCTATTTTGGGCATTAAAAAAGCCCTCGAATCATCTTGGGCCGTTACCGCTGCCCTATCGGGATAGACTACTATCATCTCTTTAGCACTGCAAAGATACGACTTTTTTTGAATATGCAAGAAAAAAGTGTCTTTTTCTATTCATGCAACTTCAATTTGATAATTACGCCATTGGGCGTTATCATAAATCGGTCCCGTTTCAGATGCTTGTAACCCAAATATTGGTATATGGCACTTGCAATGAAACACCCTCCAGCGGCCAAACCAGTTACCAAAGCCAAGTTTTCCATTTGAGGTTCCCTAACGACAACGAAAGCGGTGGCGATACTCAAGGCGGCACCACTATAACCGAGAATGAGGGATTTGGTTTCCGTCATCCTGAACATATCCACTTGTTGGTTGAGGATTGCATAATCTTCAAGCAGTTTCTCCATGGTCAAAGTGTCGGTTTCGTATGCAACCTCATTTTGCGCCTTCGCGCTGATGAACGCCGACATGACGGCGAGGATAAGCAAGAATCTTTTCATATTGCATCATTTTGAAGGTGCAAAGAAACGGATTTTTTGAAAATTTGCGGAAAAAAAAAGTTCCCGTTTCGTGGGAACTTTTGAGGGGTTTAGTAGTGTCCTCGCATTGAGAGGACATACACGATAACGATTTCGTCCTTGATTTCGTAGAGGATGCGGTCTTTCTTGTTGATGCGCCGCGACCATACGCCCTTAATGTCGCCCGAAAGGAGTTCCGGCTTGCCGGTGCCTGTGCGCGGGTGTTCGGCCATTTCGTCAAGGAGTCGCTTGATTTTACGCTTGGTGGCATCGTCGCCATTCTTGCCCCACCATTCAAGGTCTTCCTGGGCTTCAGGCGAATAGGCTAATTCCATAGTTCCTCCGTTTTGATGATTTTGTAATCACCTCTTGCGAAGGCGGCCTGTCCGCGCTTCACCTTGGCCACCATTTCGGGGTCGTATTCCGGTGCTGCATCCTCGCTAATCTTGATGAAGGAGAGGGTGCGCAGGTACTCGAGCAGGCGTTTTGCGCTTGTGCTGCGTGCGTCGTACTGTAATGTTATTGTTGCCATGGTGTAGTTGCGTTTGTAGTTTCATTTGTGTTTGCGTTGCAAAAATACAAATTATTTTCGTTTCGATAATCGAAACGCAAAAAAAGTGCCATTTTTCAAAAGAAATCAGTTTTTTCTAACCGTGAGCGTCCTGCGCCCGTAGTTGATGGTGGCTTTCAGAAGGTGCAGCACATCACCGCCGATGATGCCGACAAAGTCAGGCATCCCGGCCATGCTGTTGAAGTTTCGGATATTGGAAAGGTCAACGGCAACGGCCTCAAAAGCGGTCAGGACGGCATCGCCGATGGCGAGGCTGTCAATGACAACCGTCTTTTGGCCGCTCCAGGCACCATCCACCCCAACGACATGACCTTGGCCTTCCTCAAACTTGGGTGATTCAATGAAGTCGGTCAGCACAACGGGGTCGAAGACGGTGCGGCTGGCACCGGTGTCCACGATCATGCGGGCCGACTTGCCGTTCAACTCGACATCTACCATGATTTGGCCGCCTATGGCGAAACCAACGAATTGCAGTGGTATAATCATTCTCGAAAAAACCACCACACCCGTCGGCATGGTGGAAAAAAAATGAAATGAAAAAAAATGAAACAAACTACTAATCCACTTCTGCCCATTTGTTCAATTGGGCAAGGCGTTTCAGTTCGGATTCGGCGGCTTCGCTTGTGCAGCTTTGCAGCCGATAGTTTTCGGGCAACTCGATTTCAAGTTGAGAGGCCACCGATGGTGACAGCGGGATATTCTCCGATGCCTCCACATTTTGCACCTGAATGGCAAAGCCATTGAGACATTCGCGGACATAGAATCTATACCTTTGGTTATTGGGGTCGATGTACTTCATTTGTGGAAGATTTTTTTGATGATGATAAGCAGTGCCAGGATAAAAACAACGGCAGCGACAACGGACACGATGGCAATCGTGCCGTTGTCTTGCCGCGTTTCCGACGCTTTTTGTTTTTGCAGGGTCGCCTCTTGTTCGGTTTTAAAGACCGCCGTGGAGTCAACCGCTGATGTTGCAGTAGTGGTGACATCCCGCTCCGTGTCAATCTCGATACTTTTCACCGCCCCGATACCGCCACCTACGCTTCCCGTTTGGGATGCGTCTCTCAGGCTGGTGGCGGTCGGGTCGGTCGGGACAGAGGTTCCAATTGCAGGGCTTCCTAGACTATTATCTGAAGTTGGATAAAACTCGATTTTGATATGTTGCCTTTCGGCAATGGTGCTGCTAAGGCTGTCAAGCCTACGCAGCACCACGCCTATCTCATCGACATGCCGTTGCGACTCCTGTCTGCTCGTGTCCAGTTTGGAACGGCATCCGAAGAGAAAGCCACCCAAAAACCAAAAAATTATGATATAGCGAAAGTATTTCATTGGTTGTCGTATAATGTCAGTCCGTTGGCGTTGATTGTGGCCATGATTGATTCAACATAGTTCGTTGCGGTGCAATATCCGGCAGCTTTGATGGCTTCGGCTTGCTTGCGAGGTGTGTCGGCAGGTTCCACAGCCTTATAGCGTGGCATCCGAAGCAAGCGGTTACGGTCGCGGATGCTTTCAGCCAGGCTATCATACACGCGGAAATTACTGTTGATGGTGACATTCTTGCCGTCAAACACTTCGCCCGTCTTCATGTTCACCGTCTTACCTTTCCACGATTTCCCCGCTTTGATGCCGAAATAATTGTTGTACTTGGACGACAACGAGCTTCGGCCCCAGTTGGATTCAATCGCAGCCTGGGCGATAATCACTGATTTGAAGAACCCGCCCAAATCGTCTATTTCATCCAAGGCGAACAACATGCGGGCAATGAATACCTTTTTAAGTTCCTTGATAGTCATAGCCGCCACCTCCCAATATCTTTTCCGGCGCGGATTGCCGCCACCACAAGAACGACATCAACTATAATCATCAGTCCCATCAGGACCAGGAACACGATGAAAGCCCAATGACAGCCTTTGACAGCCGCCACACCGAGGGCCAATAATACGGACTTCAAGACCGCTTCTATGATAAGTAGAATAGGCATAACTTTAAGGTTTTAGATTAGTTAGTCAGCACAAATGCGTCAGGTTCGACACTTAGAATGTAGATGGCGACAAGGAGCATGATAATGATGGCTATCAATACCGTGGCGCATCCTCCTGGGGTCATGTTGTTTGAATTGTTTTCCATGGCTTCAATTTTTTGGCAAAGTTGACAATTGCTCCCGACGATGCAGTGACAATTTTTCCATGTCGAATCCGCACGCTGGGCAAATACCCCAACGCACTCTTGTATCATATTCTTCGCCACACATCGGGCAGGTGACAGTGATTTCGTGGTTCATGGGTGTAAAAGTCTGTTGTATTCGGCCTCGCGGTGTTTCAGTTTCTCTATCTTGCTATCCAATGCGGAAAGAACATCGTGCAATCGGGCTTCGTCTATCCTCTCATTGTCCTGAGGGCGGTCGTCATTCAGTAGCAGGTGCATCTCCTGAAGGTTCTTGAAGGGGTTGAACCCGCCACCACCGCCATCGTTTTTGGCGAAAACATTTGGGTACATCGGGCCAATCTTCCCCATCACGCAATTCCACCACATCTTCAGCATGATGGCTTCGGCCTCGTCAATCTCATGTGCTTCCTCACCCAGCTTCGGCAGGATGGCAGCGAAATGAGTCAGGTCGTTGTCGTCTTCATACAGCCGAAATTGCGTATCGGCCTCAAACCAGTCGCCAAACGAGATGTCTCGCAAGTAGTCATCACGCTTGGTCGGGTTGGGAAGATCATCCGGCTCGATGTCGTCAATCAGCCACCGAAGGCGGTTGCAGAAATCCTCAATCTCATAGTCCTGCATGGTGAAGGCCTGACCTTCGGCGGTTACAAACAATTCTGTTTTACCACCCGATGGCTCTCCATATATTCTGATGCCGGTCAACTGGCAAAGTAATACAAGGAGCCTTTCCGATTCGGTAAGGTGAAGCAGCATAGTCTTCACCACCATTCGGAATTGTTCCAAGGTCAGCTCACCCCATTGTGTCGGTGCTGTCAGGTTGATAATCATAGCAGATTGGCAACTGTGCCGTCACCGAGACTGAACGGGCTGGGCAATTCATAACAATCCGATGCAACAAATTCAGGAAAGGCCGATTCGTGCTGAAGCATGTAGTTCCGTGCTTCTATGGCGAAGCGGGTTGCATTGTCCGCGTTGGTCACTTCGCCCAGCACTGCCATCCTCAACCAACGCAGCACCTTTTTTTGGATTTCTTGAAGTTCATCGGTTCTATAGTCGCTCAAAAGAGCATCAATTTGTTCAATGGAGACATACCTGGCCACCGTGCTACGCAGGGCAATGTTCATCTTCGGCAGAAGGTCGTAGAAGTCCGTCCAGCGTTGCACAGGCATAGAGCTTGCGTTTTGCCGCATGATGGCCATCGTGGGAATGAAGGCATCGGTCAGGAACTCAAATTGAGGAGTATCGCGCCAATCCTCGTAAGGCAAATGAGGGTCATCTTCATGCGGAACACTGTTTTTCAGAAGGAAGTTCACCAATGAGTCGCAATCCGAGTTAATGCGCTCGTTCAGGCTTTGAATGAGCCTTTCCACCCTTTGCAGACTGGCGGGGCTCAATTTGTCATTGTTCTGCACGACAAAACCCGCCTCGCTACGCTGCAAGTCCGATTCGGCGATACTGGTCAGATAGGCCATCTCGCTAATCACGCGGCCAACCAATCCACGGAGTTTATCATGGGGGTCATTCTGTCCTACTTCGGTGCCACCTTCCAAGGCCGTTTCAATGGCATCGCCGATAATATGGTCTGTCACCCATTCCTGAGCACGGGTGAGGAACGATGAAAAGCGGCTTTCCATTGCTTCGTCTATCTTCAAGTTAAACGAAAGCAGGTGCTTTTTCATCTGTGATGTGGTATTTACTATCATGCTGCTGTGTTTTGGGTTTCTTTCTTACCACTCTTGGCCTCGTCAAGTGTGGTAAAGGTGTATTCAGATAAAGTCAAGACATAATCCGTAGGCCACTTATTGATTTTCTTGATGGCTGCAAACGGGCGCATGGCGCGGTCAATCATCGGCTTCGACAGCGCCTGTTTCATCAGGAAAATCTCACGGATATTGGAACCGGATAAGGAATTGGAGTTCTTTCCTGGACTGGCCCCGATTAAGTTGGAGTGAACGCCCATGGCGTAGCTCACCACATTGGCACCCGTCTCGTAGTCCACTAAGTATTCACCGCCATTGACATCATTGTCAACCTTTTCGATGGTGAAGTATTTCTCGGTGGCCACATTATTGCCAGTCGGGATGGTCTTGGCCAACGATGCCAATGCCTTTCCCGCATTCTCCTCTCCCGTCAGCGTGTCGTTAATCTCCTTCACCAGTTTTTGCTTCAGTTCGTCACAGGCTTTTTGGTCGTTGGGGTCGATGCCTGCTTGCTTCGCCTTCGCATCGAGATAGGTGTTGGTGATGTAGATGATGTGCTTCACTCCCAAGTTGTGCTTCAATATAGCTTTTTTCAACTCAGGGATGCTGGCCAAGTGGTCATACCAGCCACTGCGGAAAATGCTGTACCAATTCGGATAGGAATAGTACGGCCGTCCAGGGCTGGCCAAATAGATGGGATAGCAAAGCCGCTCAGGTGCATTCTTGCCTTGCAGGTGGCTCTTGATGTCAAGTACATCGTCAAACTCATCGATGACATACGAAAACTCCATATCCTTCTTGCTTGGGGTTTCGTCCCACTTTGAGCAATAGGCATGATTCAGGATCAATTTCGTGTCGGGGTCAATCTGCCAGCGGCTGAACATGGCTTCCCTGTGAACGATGCTGTAGATGCCATCGTGTGATTTTGTCGGCAGCAACACGGGGAAGGCATTGGCAAAGTGCGATAAATCGGTCAACACCTCCTGATAATACATTGATATGTCGCTGCGTTGGCACCAGTCATATTCTTCGCCGGCATGGATGTCGAGTCTGTCCACGACCTTGCCGCCGATGATGTTGCCGGATTTGTCAAGCACTTGCTCCTTCGGATTGTCACTATACACCAGCTTCTGAAGTTTTGGACCCAATCCGTAGCAGGTGCGCCAGTTGAAATCCGCGTTGGCACCCACCACTTCCACCTTTTCGATTTTGTCCATCACATGCTGAGGCAGCAAGTTTGACACACCCCACGGCGCAATAGTTACACCATCAATGTTTATCGGCTGTAGCTGCCGTTCATCGATGAAGGCCGACCTGCTGGGCAGCATCAGGATAGCTTGTGCTTCCTTGGCATACAGCACATCGTCCATCAACCAAACGAGGCCATTCCCTTCTGTACCTTCCTGTTTCTTGAACTTCTTGCCGCTCATAAGATTACCTCCTCGCCGTTAAATTCAACAATAGCGTCGATGTCAACCGTCCTAATTTCACCGCTCGGGATGCAGACGATATTGAAGCATCGGCCTTTAGAGTACATGCCGTCCTTCGGTTTGTCCGAATCTTTTTCCTTTTTGTTGGTCAGTTCCGCTTCCTGCACCCGCACGATATGTCCGTCTTTGGCATACCAGGTGATAGAGAAGCGTTTTTGGATCTGCACCAACTCAAAAATCTTTGAATTATGGATTCTACTCATAACAATATGAATTTGAGGCAAAGATACTCTCCCCGTTTTGCGTCCAAGTGACAAAAAAAATCGCCGCCTTGCAAGGTTCAGCCGCCGCAAGGCGGCGATTTTTTTATATACAAGCCATTCCAAACTTGAAATTTTCAACTCGTTGAAAATTAGACCGTTTTTCCAACCGCTTTTTTCAAAAAGCGGTTTGCTGTCTGCGAAGACCCGCGCGCCGCCCTGCGGAGTTGATGACAATTGGCTCATCGGTTTTGCGTTATATGCGCGGGGTCGCCGTCGCTGGGGCGGTGGTAGGGGGACACAAAAAAAGCGCGGGCAATTGCCTGCGCTTTGTTTCACTTTTTGAACCTTGTGAGGGTCTGACTACTTTCAGATTTTGGGTGGGCACCCACGGCTATTTCTCAAAGGTCAGCACGAAAAACTAAGCCTGCGCGCGTTTTTTCAAAGGTGGGGCGGGTTGCCCCACCTTTTGCCCTGGGTCGGTTGGTCACTTTACCAACTCCGTTTCGATTTCCTCAATCTTTTGGCTCACTTTCTCCTTGAGCATTGCGATAAAGTCAAGAATCAGGCTGCTATTGCTTATTGAGGTGCTGAATCCGTCACGGCTGTAGCCACTATCGGAAATTTCATGCAGGCTAAGTTTCAGCCGCTTCGTCTCGAAATCATCGGGATTTATCAGCCTTTCAGCCTCTTCGAGGCGGTCAAGCGTTTCGATGAACTTGGCGCGGTTGTCGGAAAGCTGCTTTTTGCGGTCCAACTCTTTAAGGCACTTTTGCAACTCCTTTTGTTTCGCCTCGATTTCGCGCTGGCGTTCTGCGGCTTCCATTTGTGCCGCTTCAAAGGCTTCGCGGTCGGGGTTGGTCTTGGGTTGGCCTTTCTTGCCTTTCTTGCCCTTGGTGGCGGTGGTTTCTGCCTCCGTTGGGGTTGGGGTTTCTTCCGTTGGGGTTTCTTCCGTTACTGCCTCGGGGGCGGTGGTGACGGTTTCGGTGTTCTCGGTTTCGGCTGCCACTTGGGCGGCGATGTTCTCGGCCATGTTGGCCACTTCATTTAATTTTGACATAATTTAATAAATTTAAGTTGTTAATAAATAAGTAATTAGATTTCATCGGCTTTGAGTGCATAGCACTGGGATTTGTCGAATAGGTGGCACACTGGGAAAAAATCCTCTTTGCCTTCCTCGTCTTTGTCGGGGTTGTCGGGGTCTTCCTTTTTCTTCTTGGTGTTCAGCGGTTTGCCCCACACCATGAAAGAAACAGAACCTTTCCGGACTTGGTAGCCTCTTTCTCGCCATTGCTCGTAGGTGTTGAGTTCAAGCGGTGCGCCGGCTTGCTTTTCGTAGTACTTAATTAGTAGGTCGTTGACTGTGATTGCAGCATTTTCTAAAATCCTCAAATTGGCGATTTTCAGTTGGTGGGAAAGTTCGCTCAATTGCTTGCGTCTTTCTCTGGCGATTGCCTTTTTTGTTTCTTCGTGTGTCATGGTTTCAAGTGTTTATAAATTGTAGTACATAAATTCAAGCTGTCCGATTGAAAGCCCTGTTTCGGCTTGGAGTTCCAACAATTCATCGTAAGAAATGCCGTGGATTTGTTGATAGGCTAATTCCAAATAGTTCAGTGTGTTGCTCATTTCTTTTGTCCTTTCATTTTTTAGTCCGTTTTTATTCTTTTTGTTGAGCCGGAAACCTTTTTTTTATTAAATTCATCAGCTGTCCGACTTTTTTTTTAATCCGTTCCCCCCGATCACCGTTTAACCTTTTTACGCTGCAAGAAGAGAGTAGGCGGTTGCAAGTCAAGGACGGCTCGAAAAATACTACCCCCAAAGGGGGATGGAGATTTTTCAAAAGAGCCGCTCGACTTGTGCCTTGACTTGCAGAAACCGCCGCAACTATCTTTGCAGCAGGAAAAAGGTAAAACAATGGGGTTCGAGGGGAACAACCGATGAAAAGAGTCGGCATGCTGATACCGCTAAAAAAAATAGTCACGGAGTGTAAACAATCGCAGATAATGCGTAAAAAAAAAGACTACCGCTATAGTGGCGATAGCCTTTTTGCTTTTTGAAAACAATACAGTGGGCGCAACGGCTCGGGATTTAATAAGATGCGGCCTTGGCCGCTCCTATTTGGGTGGGATGAAGAGGCCGGTGGGCTGAGGGACGATGCCGTTGCGCCCACTAATCATCTTAGAAGCTGCTGGAAGCACAAAAAGCAAAAATCAAGCCCATCGATAGGAACTGCCATTATAGGGCATGGTCAAACATCCCAAAAGATTCGTGTCGTAGGCATCCGTCGCGTCTGTCCTGAGTTCGTAGGGCAATGAAGTATCGGTTTCCAAAGATTTCTCCTGGCTCTTGTCTTTGCGGAAACCCTTTTCTCCTATCTTGATTTCAGCCAGTTGGATTGCCTGTATCAGTTCGGGATTGTTATCATAATTCAGCACTGCCATGAGTTTCTCTTGGCCTTGGAAAGCATTATTAATAATGAGGTGCTTTTTATCGTGTGACATGGGAGTACCAAGGTCGACCTCATTCACATTCCATCCGGCTTGACGGAACTCTTCACACACTATATCCACGGCTGTATGTCCAGTTTCGACATAGTTCGTGGCCTTGGCAGTTGAATCGTAATAATAAATCACGGTCTTGTTGTGATGCGGCTTGTAATACTCGACAAATTTTTCAATACATTCACGCAAGCGGTTGTTATACTTGGTGTAGAATGACTTCAAGGTCTTGTGTAACTTGCCTTGAACCTGAGCCGCACATAACCAGGTGATTTGGGCATTGTAATCAAAGGAAATGGCTATGGGCTTGTCAATCTCCAAATCGGTATCGAGCAGACAGTCATATTGTTGGCTTCGATAGTCATTCAACTTGGAATTGTCATTCGCAATGTATGTGTTATTCTTGAGGCTGAAATTTTGGTAGAACTTGCCTTCGACCTCCGTTATTCGCTTGCACAATATAGAGGTTCTGAAGACCATCGGAGTAAGGTCGCGCTTGCATCGCTTGACATAATCAATCCCGACCAAGGCAATGTTGTCGAAAATAGGTCTCTCTACATAGTAAAAAGCGTTGTGTCTTAGCAGATTTATCCGATTGTTGATATAGTTCAACTCCCGGATGGTGTATGTTGTCATTTGTGCCTGAAGAAGCTGCTGACGGCGTGTTTCAAGCCTGATGATAAGGTCGCACAGTTCTTTGTCATACTCTTTTTCGTACTTGAAGAGCCATATTCCTTCCTTGCTGGCCGGCATGTCGGAAAAGTAATGAACACCGTATGCATGAGGGAATTTTGACGGGTCCCCGAAATACCTTTTTGAGCCACCAAGGGCAGGAAGCACCTCGTTGGCCATCTTTTCATAGTCAAGACCTTTTGCTTCATCGCATATCATCCAATGGACCGTTAATGAGTTGGCGGACATAACCACTTCTTGCGAAACGATTATCATTATGGTTCCGTTTGCAAACCATACGACATTGGACAAATCGTTTGGCAAAAACAGCGGTTTGGCGAAGCCAAGTTTTTTGTCGGGTGCATGGCCAATGACATAGTGCACATCACGAATCCAACCGAAATCCTCCAAGGCCACCAATGCACTTGGTAAGGTTCGTGAATGGGCTTGACGGAAAGACTTCGCATAATACACACCAGTGCTACCTGGCATTTCCAACACACAAGTCATGATGGTATCAGCCACTGGGTATGACTTACCCCAACGGCGTGAGGCTAAAAGGACTGAACTTCTCGCCATGCACAGGTGATAATCCATTTGGCCTTTATGAAGGTAGACTTTCTTCATCTTTCACTTCCTCATATTCAGCGTCTTCAGCAAATCTCTTGATATATTTGTCGGCCAGTTCCTTATCCTTTGAGGTATATTTGACACCGATGTCGTTGGGGTCGAAGGTAATTTGAACACTATCAATGTGCAGATATTTTTGGGCATCAAGTAGTTCACCTTCGTCTTTATCAAGTCGGAAAATGAATCCGATAGTCTTGGCAAGCTTGCGTTTTTCCGCTGCAAGTTGGAAATCCCTTGCATTGGCTGCATCATTGGATTCCTTGACCAGTATTTCGGCTTTATGTTTAATCCAATTCTTATGTGATGTTGGCACATCTCCAAGAAATTGTTTTGTCAAGGCTATGACATTGTATGCCTGACTTACCGAAATCTCATAGGTTTCCACCAACCTATCCCTCACTTCTTTCTCATCCATCCAAGGGTCGGCAATCTGCATAGCATAACAGTCGCGCACCTGAATAATGAGATTCTTTGAGGATTGGGGAAGCTTTTCAAATTCTTCAACTCCGTCCTGCAAGTGCTTACGCAATAATTCTAATGAGTCTTCACGCATTTTCGCTATATATTTGTTCGGCCAAGTGTTGTAGCATTTCTTTATTGGCTTCGGGACTACCCGAAACGGCGTATCTCCGTGCATCGAAACGGAGCATAATCATAGTCTTGAGCTGTCCACGATGATAGGCAATGGCCAGCGGGTCGGCTGGGCGTAGTTTGATGATTTTTGCCAATTCTTCCGGTGCTTTCCCGATGAAATAGGCAATGTCCTGGATCTTCATGAAAAGCGAAGCCAGTTCAAAAACCTTTTGGGCTTCATCTAACCCTGAAAGACTGTCGAAGAATTTCTCCGATATCGGCTTTGAGTCGTTCGAGTTCTGCGGGTCTGTCTGTTGTGTAGAAGCACTCATTACGGTAATTTTGGGTTGCGTTTGCTGATGTAATTACGGCCAGTTCATATTGTTTTCCTATGGCAAGATAAGCCTTGGCGTGGCTGTCTGAAAGATAGATTTCGTCTGCAACACTTTCAAGTTGGTTCAGCAGCTGCCGGTGCCTTATCATAACATCTCGGTCAAGGATGATGGTGACTTTGGCAATCTCCATTTCTTCTTTCAGCTTTATCAGTTGCCTCAACCATCCGTCCGTAACGCTGTAGGACAGCACGGTAATTTCACAACCTTTGCCCACCATGGCCACGATTTGCCGAAGCATATTCATCGAGTTTTGGCGGGCTATCCTTACGCTGTTGACTTCAATTTTCTCAATCATATATGGAAGCAGCCGAGGTTTTCCCCGGCTGCTTGCTCGTTTCAGATGCTGATACCTCGTTCTTTCAGCCGTTGCAGCGTTTCCTCAGTGATGGGGATATTGTTGCTCAGGAGCGTTTCTACACGGCGTTGCACTTCCAACTTCATCTTATCCGTCCAGGTTTCCTTTTTCAGGGCATTGGTGATATAAGAGCGGTCGTTGCCGGGGTTGTAGGCGGGTTTCTCCTTTGCGGTTTGCTCTGCTTCGGCGGCCTTGGCTGCCAAACGCTCTTTCTCTTCGTCGAAGAGTTTCCAGCGGGCTTTAATGGATTCGCGGTGTTCAAACACTTGCTTACGCCAGTCGGCACGGCCAGCATCGCTGTTGGCTTGCTTCATTTGGGCGTGGCAATACTGCAACTCCTTATACTCATCGCGGTTTTTCAGCCACAATTCTTTGAGGGTTGGAGGCAGTTTGTCAGGGTCTTCGCGCTCATGGCGATTCAGGTCCAGGTAAGTGACGGTGTCATCGTCATCCTTTTCGGGTTCCGACTCGGTTTCCTTTTCGGGTTCCGGCTCGTCATCCTTTTCGGGTTCCGGCTCAGGCTCCTTTTCGGGTTCCGGCTCGGTTTCCTTTTCGGGTTCCGACTCGGTTTCCTTTTCGGGTTCCGGCTCGGTTTCCTTTTCGGGTTTCGGCTCGGTCGGTTCTTCCACCGGCGCAGGTTCTTCCACCGTTGGCTTCGGCTCTTCCCTGCCTGGTAATGGGCGCAGGTTGGGAATATGAGCCAAGCGGTTTAACTCATTGCGGAGGTGCTGACGGTCACGGCGCACAGTGATGAAGGTGTTCACACCTCGGTTTGCACTGTAGCGAAGCAACACGGCTACTCCCTCATCGAAGGAGTAGTCGGGATGCTTTTGCAGAAATTCTAATACTGGATTCATAAGCGAATGTATTAGGCCGCAGCCGTGAACTCATCAGTGGCGCAGTTCAGTGTTCCTTCTGCCAACTCAATGTCGCCAACATAAATCGGCATCATCTTGTGACACGGACACGAAGCCTCGAAGGTGATACCCTTGCTGCTACCAGCGGAGTTGCCAGTGGTGGCATTGGGATTCACATCGCATCGATAATGCTTGTCACCGATAACCCTGTAGGCTCCATCGTGCCAAGCTACAAAGACTCCGTCACCATTGACCACGGCGTTGGCCAATACCGATGCCGGGCCAGTGAGTTTGGGGAATCTGTACTTCAGCTTGTTGACAAAAAGTTTGCTGTCGGCTTCACCGGTTGCTTCGGAAGTGACTTCGCCTTCGCCTTGGGTGTTGTAGATTTTAATCCACTTCGCCCCAGTCTTCAAGGTGAAACTACCCGTGTAGCCGATGTAAGCGGATTCGCTTGCGGCATCCGCTAAATTGTCGGTGATGGTCGGCCATGACACGATGTCATCAGCCGCAATGAAATAGACATATTTGCCGATACCTGAGCCGTTGACCTGACCAATGCCGAAAGGCACATTGGTAAGGCTCAATGTCAGCAGGATAGTTGAAACAGTTCTAACAATTTTCTTCATGACTCAATGTATTTTAGTTAGTGAATTGGGTGCGGCTCGGTGGGCAAAGCCGCACCCGTTCATGTTTACCCTCAACCGTCTTCCCTCTATGAGAATACACACTTCAGGTCGACGGTGAGGTCAATGTCATCGGTGGCATTCACAAATCGCGCCGTGCCGGAGATGGTGCCAGCGTCGGCACTTTGGAAGGTGATGGTGCAGGTCTTACCGCCTTCGGCGTTGGCATCGGCAGCCGAAATGCTTTCCACATTACAGCTGATGCCAGTACCGCTCACGGTGACGGTGGTCGCGCTGGTCAGGTTGTAGCCCTGGAAGTCGACGGTGGCAGTCTTGGCGGTGCCATGAGTGCCAGTGGTGTCAATCTCTTCAGTGCTGACAGTGGCATACACCGAATCATCGTTGATGTTGTAGGTGGCGGTCATCAGGAAGCGTTGGTCAACGCTGGTGAAGTTCACACCCATCCAACAATCGGTGAACATCTGCACAGTCTTGATGTTGTTGCCGCTACGGAGAATGAAGTCGCCAGTGGCGTTCTCACCCGTGCCGATGCCGTCAATGCCAATGCGCATATTCTTCTTGCCATCGGTCAGGAAGATATAGCCCATGCCGTCCATGCCGTAACAGCTGACCAGCTTACACTTCTTTTCGGTACCAATCAGGTACTGCTGTACGCCGTCGGTGTTGGTGTTGGCATTGTTGTAGTTTTGGTTGCGATACCACTCATCATAGAAGGTGAGTAAGGTGTCCTCAAGGAACATTTCAGCCTTCTTGATCTTCTTGTTGCGGCGCTTCCAAATCAGTTTCAGCTTCACGCCAGCGTTGTACTGGTTGATGCCGCCCAACTGAACGAGGTTGCCAGCCGTAAGGCCGATGGCACCGGTGGCACGCTGCTTGCGGGCGATTGTGGCGAAGCCGTCAAAGTTGCTGAGGGTGGTAGTAGCATCCTCGTCTTCCTCTCCTTGCCAAATACAAGGATTGAGATTCTCGGAGATAACACCCATCTTGGCTATGGCAATTTCTTTCACCATTTTCTGTGTGACCATGGGAATCTTGTCGAGCGGTGTGGAATACAAAGTTTTCATCAGTGATTCCGGGTCAAACTCAGATTCATACTGAAGGTGCTTCGTTTCCAAAATACAAGCCTTGAGTGGAGCCGCATCACTGGGGTTCCAGGGAGTCTTGTATGGCTTGTAGTTGCCCTCTTCATCGATGATGCCCTGGATTTCCTTTCCACGGAGTTGAGTCACGACATTCAGGTGCTGAATGGAATCGTGAATCATGACCAAGGGCATGGCTAAAGCCGTAGTACGGTAACGGGTACCGCTTTCGGCCAGTGCTTCACAAACTTGAACTTTACTAACCATAGATCTTCTTCATTAAGTTTTCACAATACTCTTCCGGATTGTCGTTGTCGCCTTCTTCGGCGACGGGGTTCCCATTGTGCGCTGCTTGTGCAGGCTGGGTAGGTTTCTTGTTCAGTTCCTCGATGGTGGCCTTGAGGGTGGCGATTTCAGTCGCTTGTGACTCGTTGGCGGCCTTCGTGGAAGCATTCTCTTGTTTCAGTCGGGCAATCTCTGCATCTTGGTCGGCGATGGTCTTGTCTTTGGTTTGTACCAAAGCTTTCTCCGTTCCGATGGCGGCATCAATGGCTTCCAACTGTTCTTTGTTCAGGCTTGCGCTGTTTTCAACCAATACAAGGTTGGCGCATCCTGGAACTGCTTGCAGGTGGACTAATTCTTCCATTTTAGTAATATTGATGTTAGACAATTCTACGACTTTAGCTACGGCATCTTCAAAGCTGCCGATGCTGTCTATTAGGGTACCGATGGTGTCTTGGGCAAAATAGGTACGGCCTTTCAATTGGTCTTCCTTTACATTGGGTCGGTTGGCACGGATGTCCTTTTTGAAAATTTCATTGAGTGGATTAAGCACATTTTCTTTCAAAAGATGGAAATCACCTTCAAGGGCAGCTTCATACTCACCGTTTTTCTCCTCAGAACCATCGGCATACACTCTAAGCCTTATGAAGCCATCTGATTCTTTCACCTGTTTCGGCCAGTCGGCAATCTGTACCATTGTTCCGATGCAGCCCACACGGTCAGTTTCATTCTTGGCGATAATTTGTTGGCAATAGCTGGCAGCATACATTGCCGCACTACACATAAATCCGTCCACATGGGCAACGACGGGTTTTGAGCATGAACGAATGGCTTCAGCCAGGTCTCGGACACTATTGGCTGCACCACCACCACTGTCAACGGCAAGGATGTGACCTATGATTTCAGGATCCTTGTCAGCTTCAAGCAGAAGCCTACCAAGTGTTCGTGTACCAATCTCGCCACAGTCGCCGTCATCACGGAGCATCACGCCCTTTAGTTCTACTACATTCACCTTTCGGCCTTGCGGAATTGAGTCGGAATTTTTGTGTCCGATAGTTCGGTTTACAGCCTTTGACTCTGGACTGAACTCCAATCCACTGAGTACGCCAATCAGAACTTGTCTGTTGGCAGCCGCCGTCTGTGGTTCTATCATCCACGGCTGACGGAAAATATCATTAAATAGGGATAAGCGCATAGGGTTTGCATTTTAGTGGCGCAAAAATACCTTACACGCTGGCGTGTGCTGTGACTGATTATTACTTCAAGAGCCTCGTTTTGGTCTTGTAATTGACCGTTATGGCCACTTCACGGGTGTCCAATCCCTGATAGCAGTCGGAGGTAACGAGGTAGGCAGGATAGTTCTTGGTGCCTATTGGGTAGCGGCTACCGTCAACGGCCAAGGCATACACCACTACGGGACGATTGGCATATTTACGAGCCAATTCAATATCAACATCTTTCCTGACCACGAAGGAAAGGTTTTGCTCGAAACAAGTGCCAGTTTCATCCATCGCCATTTCCTCGGTGAGGTCTGTCACCTTTTGGTCGATACTCTTGAACCAATGGCTGCCGTCGATGTATAATTCGGGGCCTGACCTTTCTTGTTGCTCTTCCTGTTGGACCCAAATGTCATTTATCTCGTTTTGCTCTTTGAAGCCGATTCTATAGATTCCTACTTTGCTCATTTTACCAATTTTTTCAGTGACATGAAATCGTGTTGTTTTTCTGTTTACCCATGCAATTTTTCAGTGACATGAAATCGTGTTGTTTTCAGTGTATAGCTGGTGATTTCTTGTATTTTTCGACATCCTTATTATACCTTATCCATGCTTGTCTTCGGGCTTCGATCATTTTTTCATCGAAGTCGATATGGTAGGAGTTGAAGAAAGCCACGATGCCCGAAGTCACCTGAATACGCTTTTCCGTTTCGGAGGTCTCGTTGTCCACATGCTGCCTTTCGACCCATCCAGTAAGGTAGGCGCAAAACTCGGCATGATAGGAGCGCTTGAAGAACCTGCGCACCTTATCCAATCCGTCTTTCGTGATGTGGTCGCGGAAAAGTGTATCGCAATAATAGACCTTGCCATTCTTTGCCTCATAAACCTTGCGTAAATCGGGAAGTTCAATCTGAAGCTTATGATAGCCTTCAGGAATTGGCTCCAATTCCCATTCGTCAGGCTCCAGGCATAAATGCGGCTTGATGATGTTCATCAAAGTAGTGTCGCGTTCAAGCTTCACTATGTCGCTCTGTAATGGCATGGTGATATACTTATAAATGTCTTCCTTAACTGTTATTGTCAGTAGTCGGTCTTTCATTGTGCAAAAGTATTAGGGTTGGTTGGGTTTGTGGCGACTTGTATTAATGCAGTTTTCCCAAGGGAAACATTAATTTGCGTTGTTTTTGTTGTATTTGTTGCAAATATTTGTCTTTCAGTTTATTGCACTGAAATTCAATTGTTGTACTTGGTTGTACTCTGTTGTAATTCTTCTTTTTCTGCAACAAATACAACGCGGTACAACAATTAATAAATAAAAAAGACTCCATTGAAAAACAATAAGTTAAACCGCAAAAAACAACAATTACAACATTTACAACCGCTTTTTTAGGTTTTTGAAAAACATTAATAGCGGCAATGCCGAAAAAAAACAGCCGAACGGCTGTAAGCTCCAATGGTGTCCGGTTGTAGTTAGAATACTTCATTTTCAAGGTTTTGTTTCTCTGACATCAAATCATTCCATTCAGCCGGTGTGAAGAAATCCATGTAGTCAAATTCATACACACGGCCTTGTATGCGCTGGTCGTTGACAGAATCATATCCCAGGGCATAGGTAAACCATCGGGAACCTTGCAGCTTATAGTGGTGGTCTTCCATGATGTAGTGAATTTTGCGCGTTTCCACGGCCTTGCACTTATTCATTTCCATCAAGGTTTGGATGGCCTTGGCATCAAGCCGGATTTGTGGCCGCTTCTGCCATTCAAACTGCTGGCGTACCACTGTCATGATGTTTTGCCAAAGGACATTGCCAGTGCGCTCCTGGATCTTCTTCAGTGCATCGGTGGCATAGTCAGCAGGGTCAAACCAAAGGCGGGTCTTCTCGCCGTAGAACATGGTGCGGTTTTTCAGATAGTGAAGGAAAGCCGGAATCTCCGTCTCCATCCTTTCGGCCATGTGAGGGTCACGGCTGTCAGGGTTGATACTACCCACGCGGATAATCCAATAGCGGGTGTCTTCAATCTCAATCTTCAGGAAGTTGGTTTCATCATTGGAACACATTATCAGCTTCGCGAAGTTTGGCACCTCCCCCGCCTCCTTGCCTTTTTTCTCGATAGGTATGCTGCTGTTGGTGGCAATCATCTTCAATCGGTTCACCACGGTCGGTTTGTCGGTGTCGATGAAGGATTCATCCACGCCGATAATGAGCTTGCCAGCCCATGAGCCGTTGAACTTGGAGCTGATGCGTTCACTGTCAAGAATGCGCATATTCTCTTTGAAGATGGACCGCAATAGGTTGAGGAAAGTTGTCTTACCTGTGGCTTGCTCACGACTGACCAAACAAAGGATGGGCAGGTGTTGCGTTGGATGCAGGTAAATCATCTGAAGATAGTCCAATGCCATCTCATAGAACGATTCCCCGCGTAGGTTCTTATAATCGAATATGTGGTGAAGGAGTGTGTTGATGGTGCGCCATTCGCCAGGCTGCGGCTCATGGCTTACGGGGCAATAGCGGTTGTAGAGTACGCTGCTGTAGCCGTCCTTCGTACTTCTGATGGTCTGTTGATATTTTGCCGGGTCGTTCTCGGGAATGTTGGTGAAGGCATCATATTTAGGAATCATCTTGATGAACTCCTTGGGGTTGCTGTAGTCATTCTTGATTGTGTCTGCACTCCATTGCACCAGGTTCAGTTCCGTCTGCCCGTTTGGGGCTTTTTCCACGATGGTCTTGTAGTATTCTGTACCGACACGGATGTAGTGTTTCTCCTGTCCTGCCCATGAGCGTACCGCTTTGAGGATGGTATTACCGTCCTTGTCGGTCTTTTCCGTGGTATAGTAAAGGATGCCATTATAGACAAAATCATGGTTCTTGATTTCGTCCACAAACATATTGCAGAAGTCATCCACATTCGAGAGTCCAAAAATCTGCTTCAGCTTATAGGACGAAAGCCCGCTGATTTGATAGGTATAGATATAATCGCGGTCGGGCATTCCGCTGGTGAATGACTGCAGCTCACGAAGGATGGCCGCCGTGTCGTTGGATGGCTCCAACAGCAAATCGTCAATGCCTTTTTGGTTGCAGTTCGGGCTGACATGGGCAAAATAAAGCTGCACCTCGTATGGCTTCAGCAATTCATTGAAGACATTGAGAGCCACATAGAAGGAGTTCAATCGTTTGCTCAGATCCTTTCCTTCCTCCCACTTCACTTCGAGACAATCCTTGTCGAAAATCAGCACCACATTCTGCACCTTGCAAGTTTGGATCACATCAATGATGTCGGGGTGCATCTTGGTTTTGTCGGCACTTTTGAAGTTATGGATGCCACCAATGCCGATAGTGGGCTGCTTCATCATTGAGAGACAAAACGCCTTGAACTCACCTTCCACCACATAGATAGTCTTCAGTTCCTTCTTCTTCTTGTAGGCTTCAATGATGGCCGGAGTGTGGAAAGGCATCATTTCAGTGCCCTTGGCCTGAATATATTTAGGCCCGTCTCCCGGATTGGCCTTTCGGATTCGGACAAAGTCGCGGGTCTGAACATTCCCGTGATTGTAATATGCTACGCATCCGGAAGGAGTCAAGTAGCCGATTTCGATGTCACCTTTGTCAGTCTCTGTGAAAAACTTCCATGTCGAAATGAATCGACCTGATTCAACGCTTTCAGCCTTGAAGGTGTTTTCGGCATCGGTGATATGGTATGCCGCCATGCGGTCTGAATAGTAACTCATGACTCACTCTTTATAGTGTTCGGGTTTTACAAGATGCCCGTCCGAATACCAAAGGCTGGTATTAACCAGGTGCTGCGGGTCGCTCACGGGCTTAATTTTGAAATAGAAGTTGCCAATATGCTCTTCCATTCCGCGTTCGACAATGACAAATTCCTTCCCTCGGAAGGCTTCAACGGGGAAGGCTTTTGAGCCAAGGACGATTTCGCCGACGGCGAAGGGTATCTCCTTTCGGTAATGCCTCATATATTGCTCAGGCGTAACACGCAGGACCAGTTTCTTATAGCCATATTCGGGATGGATGCCACAACAATTCTTGGCTTTCTTGCCGCTGCCACATGGGCAGGGGTCATTGCGTCCCACTCTATCCTTACGGTACAAAGTAGGGCTTTCGGCATCGTCGCCAACCAATTGCTGCTGAACATCAAGATGTTTCTTGTACTTTTCGATTTTTCTTTCTTCGTTATTCATTGTGCTTAGGTTTATAGGTTTCAAAGTAGCGTTCCGATTCCAACTCAAACACACGGGTTTGCAGCTGATATACTTTTTGCTGCAAGGCGTAAATTTGCTCCTCAGTTTCTCGCTGATAGGCGCGAAGCATTGCCCGTGTGTCTTCGCAGTATTTCATGGAATTATAACTCTTCCCTTACAAATCTTTTGAGTTCGGTTTGGAAAACAATCCTTTCCCTATTTTCGCGCTCAGTAAGTTCATCGTAAAGGTCTTTGTCGAAAATATCATCAACGGCCTTATTGAGCAACTCAATAAGTTTCTCCGGCTTGACGGCATCCAATTCCACTTGGCCAAGACCGTCCCAATGGACAGACCTGCTATCCGTTACCTTTGTAGGTGCTGGAGGTAGTTTCCATGCAGTGACTTGGCTTTCGACGAGGCAAATACGGCGCACTTCGATTGATTCACAACCAAGGTTGATGATGTTCTCTTTCAACGCCCTGGGAATATCTTCTCCTGAAGGATCGTAGTCGCCGAAATATAGGATGATTGGGGTCTGGCCACGGGATTCAGCCTCTCTAAAACGAAGCATAGCATCATGCAAGAAAGTAAGCGAAGGATAGCCTTTGCAGGCTCCAAGGGCTACTCCATGCCTGGTGCAAGGTCTGTAGAACACACCTTCGAGTGCTTTCTTCTCTATAAACACTTCAGGATAGTAAGGTTGGTTTTCCCAACGATTCAGATAGTACGACCTAATCCATAGTCCTACTTGCTCCTTGGCTTTGTCAATCTTGTCTTCCAAAATTGAAGGTTCCGCTTCTGTTTCGGTGGCCAAAGAACGGTCGCGGTCACTGAAAGCATCGAAGGCAATGCTTCCGTTCCATCGTGCAACACCCGTGGCGGCCACGACCCTTTTGTAGTGTTGGATGTCGTTGGTCATTCCTCTACTGACCAACTGATAGTGCAGACCTCTTATGGTAAGCACTCCTGGTTCGTAGTTGCTCAGGATGTCTATCGATTGCTCAATAATCCAGTCTCTTGTGAATTGATCTTTCATTTTGCGTTGTTTTTGTTGGTGAATCTGATGCAAGCCGGTTGGTTAGCTTTGATTTTGAGAAGGTCACAACTGGTGCGGCGGCTGGCGTGGGCATCACAGTAGTAGATGCTTTTCGAGTATTCATGTTTGACACGGTGGGCACAGTGTCGGCAGGTGTTGCCCTGCATGATGCGGCGCACTTCGGGGTCAGTGTATTCCTCGATGTCGAAAAGGGTGTTGTCCATGGTTAGCCCTCCATTTTGTCGATGATTTCATGCGCCTTGGTGTGTCCGGCTTCGCCTTGGCCAAGGTTCTTTGTGACGCGGGTCCAAACTCCGTTCACCTTTGCTTCCACAAAGAAGTTGTTTCCCGTGTCGGCGGCGATGCGGTATTTCTCTTGCTTGGTCATGGCTCAAAAGGGTATCTGACAACAAAGTCCGGGTTCTTAATAGAATCGCCTTTGACAAGTTCTTCTGCCTGGCAAGTACACATAAACAGTGCTTTTAAGCCGGGCAGAAGTTCAACATACAATTTCAAGTCTCTTAATGCCAACACCTTTATCTTTTCAACACGCAGTTCTTCCATGGTTTTGGCCAAAACAAGCATCATTTTATACTTGAAACAAAGGTCTTTGAATCGAATCATGTACCTATAATCTTTCTTTTCCTCTCCAATAACCTCACCTCTGCCATTACAAATCGGACATTCGATTTCTATAGACAAAATTTGTCCTTCCTTTGTTTCGTATTTGGTGTCAACTCTTCCATAACCGCCACATTCGGGGCATTCCGTTTTCCTTGTGTAAGGAATTTTGTCAAAAAGACTCATCAATTTGTCATAAGTGATGAATAGTTCATCATGTTGCTCTACTGGAAGGATATTGTAGATTGTGACAGGATGTTCAAGCGGTGCATACTCATTGATGAACAAATCTTTATCTCCCATTATCATACAATGTGTATCGGTAGCACATACAATTTCGAGATGTTCATCATAAAACGGATTCCAAAATTGTTGGCGATATTCATCATTGCCGCAAAACCGATTCAATAGGGTATGTTCGTCGTTCAGTTTCATTAGTCGTCTCCTTTCATAAGTTTGAAGGAATAGGCAATCACCCACGGGTTTTGTTCCCATGTGCCTTTTCCGTTGATGCGGTTGATGAGTTTACTGAATACTCTCACGGCATTGCATCCGGCTAAAAACAAATATCTGCCCGATGGTGTTCTATAATGAATATGGAAACCCGTTCCATAGTCATTATTCAGAACACCTTCTTTTAAGCAGTCTTCCTCGGTAATATCCTGCAACCTCTCAACCTTGAGGGCTGTCATTTGGACATGGTGAGGCATTAGTTCTGCATTGACGAACATTTTGTTCTCATACCCTGCGGAGTCCTCACACGAATGGTCTAACCATTCAGGGGCTAAATATCCTTTTTTGTTGAGGCTATGGTATGACTCCGCCACGGCCACAATTTCACCGACCTTGTATTTGGCGTATCGGTCCAGGATGACGCTTTCTCTCAAATCCCAATCGAACGCGGATTCAAGGTACTCCTTATCTGCGTCCTTCAATGGGATGATCCTTCGCGTCATCGTCTTTGAGCCGTTCAATACTGCTTCCGTGAGGCCAAAGGTGTCGTTGAACATAATCTTTTTCATTGCTGGCCTCCTTTCATCGTTCAACAATTTCATTCAAGTTTGAAATAACATCATCAAGGTCAGAAACAATTTGTTCAAGGCTATCACAGTTCTCGCTCATGGCCTCGCCTCGTTCCGATTCTTGAATGCCATCCGGGAGATTGGAATAGGCTTCGTATTCCTCTTCATGGATGCTTTCAATATCCGCTTTCAAAAATTCCAACTGGCCGACAATGTCTTCAAGCCGACTTCTTCTATCCTTATTCATTTCCCACCTCCTTCCTCGATGATTTCGACTTGGAAATTGTCTTTGAGATACGATAAGAGGGCTTCACGGTCAAGGCCTTTCGGACTGCGGTAACCGAGCATCCATGCCCTGACCGTGTTGATAGAGTTCTTGCATTTTTCGGACACTTCAATGAGGATTCGGTTGCGGCGTCCGGTGCCGCAAGCCTCCCAAAATTCCCTTAATTTCATCTTTTCCAT